GAGTATTTGTCGATGCATTCCAAGTGCCTTGGTAAGCAGGCGAATTTAAAGCACTTGTTGTGATTGATGTGATCTGACCTTGTGCGTTTACCGTTACATTGGGTATAGCAGTACTTGATCCATAAGTGCCTGCTGTCACTCCAGAATTAGCAATTGCAATCGTTACTGGAGCTGAACCATTAAATGATGTGCCAGTCAGTCCAGTTCCAATGGTCAATGGGTTTGTGGTGACCGAACTTACGGTTGTTGATCCACCCAAACTCACCAAATTACCATTAATCGTAATTGAACTATTGGCTAACTGAGCATTTGTAACCGTTCCAGACAATGCCGTGGTGGGCACAGTTGTCGAAGCAGTCATTGTTCCTGTGCCATTTCCGTACACATAGCCAGTTAATGATGTGGCTCCAGTGCCTCCACTACCTGCACTTAATGTTCCACCCAAAGTAATACCGCCCGACGTTGGGATTGCGGGAGTTAAACCAGTTGTTCCACCGCTGAATGTTGTGACGCCTGAGCCAGACACCACAGCGCCCCATCCTGCGGACGTATAAGCCTCTAAGCTAGCAATATCAGTGTTGTATCGGAAAGCGCCATAAGATGGTGAGCCACGTTGTGAAGTCGTGCCAGAGGGCAATTGAACGAAGCTGTTGCCTGGTAATGTGGGGTTTGTTGCCAATCCTATTGTCGGCGTTCCACTAGACGCATTGCCATTGGTCACAGCAATCTGATTTGACGTTCCTTGTAAGGTGAATGGCCCAACACTTGTTCCATTGATAGCCAAAATACCCGTTCCAGATAAACTGGCAATATTTTGTAAAACCGAATTCAATCCAATTGTTGGGTTTCCAGTTGTTGCATCTGGATTAGCTATTGTCATTCCACTTCCAACAGAAATTGCAGTATTGGAAACTGTAGTGGCTCCTGTTTTTACCAATAAACCATTGGATGCTCCATCTAAAGATTGAGCCGCTCCAGTTAAATTAATTTGTAAAGTACTGCCCGCACCATTGTCTGTAATTGATAAACCTGATCCAGTAGCAATATATCTTGCTTGGGTTAGTCCCGATGTTGAACCAACAGTCAAAAATGGATAGTTAAGAGCACCTGCACCAGAAATAGCGCCCGTTGTTGTTTGTACCGTAACCCCGTTTTGAACAACAGGAACCGACTCAGTACCTGTAAGAGCACTGGCCGTAGGTAATTGGAGTATGGTTACTTGTCCGCTCATGTTGATGTATTGTTCGTTGGGTTAGGTGAAATAATGTTAATGTTGCCGTTTTGACTTGGTATTGTGTTGTCGTTTTGAGTACTGATATAAATTTCTGTCGGATTACCTTGAGGAATATTTGTACCAGTAGGCGTAACAACTAACCCATTGTCATCAGTTGCAACGCTGACATCAGGCCGTGGGAATCTTAATGCGATCCTTTCAGTTGGTCTTGCAGGTAAACGATATGGATCTTTTTGATCAGCACACCCTTGCTCGCACACCTTCAACCCAGGGAAATTCGGGTCAGGTTGCGCCTCTATGATTGGTCTCTTCATCTTGCATCTGTCGCAGATAAAGATCGCAATCGTTGAGTTTCCACGGGTGTCTAACCATTTTGGCATTATTTTGTGTACACCCCAATGTTGGGACTGAAGTAGATCGGAGACTTATCGCGCTCTTCGTTTTCAGCCATGATGAAGTACTTCTCAGCTTGTGTTTCCAAGTATGCAATTCTGCCTTGCTCCACTTGGGGCAAGATCAAGCTCATCTGATGAGCTAATAAGAATTGGATCGCTTGGTTCCAACGCTGTGGAATCTCTAGTTGATTGGTCAAGTCACCCACATCGTCAATTTGACGTGAGTACCATACAGTCATTTGCACGAAAGGATCAGAAGGTGTTGGCCACAATGTGATTTTTGATTGTGGCAAAGTCCTATTGAACCAAAATTGATACGGTTGATTGGCCGTAAAGTTCTTATTGGGCAGATTGGTATAGTCGTCGCGGTTCAAACGAGCCATTGTGATTTCGGTTGAATTGCAACCCAAATACCACTCATACAAAGCCAAAGTGGTTCCACCAAAGGCTTGCATGCGGTAGTACGCTACATTTGCGCCAGGGTCTATGTCCTGAAAAATCCACTGACCATTTGTTACCGTGACATTTGTACCTGTGTACAAAGTTGTCCAATTTGTTCCATCCACCGACGATTGGAAGTAGTAATTCCATACTGCACTTCCACCGCCTGAAATGTAAGGCATAAAGCCAATAGACCCAATGTACTGCGTGTTTGAAGCACCATAGTTGACCGTATAGTTGCCGTTTGGCACAGTCATTGAGTTGTAAGTTGTGATGTTGTTGTCGGCAATGTTTGATGTTCCGCTACCATCACTTGCTGAATAAGACCCGCTAGGACGGGTCATATAGCGGTATAGCGCGTTTAAAACGTCAACACCACCCACAGGTAGCAGATACTCGTATTGATTCGGCAAAAGGCCGTATACCTGCTTGTTAATAGCCCAATAGTTGATACCTTGGTTGATCAGATTGCTGAGAACAAAAAACAAGGCTTGCTTGGAGCCTTGCACTTGTTCAACGGTGAGCTCTTCCGCGAGCTTGCCTGATAGGCGAGCCCCTTGGTCAATGAACTGCTGTACTGTGACAACAGTTGTTCCAACAGTACCGCTGTAGGCCATTTTTAATCCTTACCAACAGTGTTTGTGTTTGGGATTTCCGTGTTCAGCAGTGCTAACTTTGCAGTGTTTTAAACTAATTTTGCCGCCCTTTTTCATGTTTGTATCTTTGTACTGAGCGTTTGACTTAGACAAATCATCGGGCATGTTTTCTGGCTTTGATGTGCTTGATTTTTTCAAGTCATCAGGCATGTTTTCTGGTTTCATTTCTGCATTTTTTTTAGCAGTGCTGTTGATGATATCCAATTGTTTTTGAATATCTTCAGGACTCTTATTGATACTAAATCCACCCATGTTCTTCTCCTCGGTTACCAACCAGGGCAATCCCAACGTCTCAGCGATGCCTTCGCCCTTTCAGCATCACCTTTTGAATGTTTCACCACACCTGACATTCTCGCGCAAAATGAATCTTTACGCGAACCGCCTTTGGGCTGTGGTGCTTTCAGATGAGAACCCGTCTCTCTGTTGTACTTTTCACGGCCTTTTTCTGTTAATCCTGCACCTTTTGATACAGGCAACTTCTCGCCGCGTCCAACAGAAAGTGATGGGCCACCCTCTTTGTGTTTAGCAGTCTTTGCTGACTCTTTGAATGCTTCCTTTGTAGGAGCACCCTTAGAGCCAACCTTTCTCATCTTTTCGCCAGAACCATGAGCTATACGCTCTTGTTTAGCGTGGATGTTGGCATAAAGACCGTTCTTAGCCATTACCAACAACCTTTGTGCTTGCTACTGGGCTCATGAGTGGATATATGACCTCCATGAGCTTTTTTAGCATGTCTTTTGACGTTATACGCAATAGCTAGGGCTTGCTTTTGGGGCTTGCCTGCATGAATTTCAGCTTTCAAATTGTGCTCAAAAGCTTTTTTGGATTTAGATTTAGTCAGTGGCATGATTAAGTTCCCACTCCAGTTACGGTGTTATTGTTTTGAATCAATTTACCAATAATAATTGCTCCAGACAAAATGGCAGTTGAACTGGTTGTTGCAATTTGCCATTGAATGTCTGATTTTTGTGGGTATGCAAATGGTGCTGACGATCTGTCAATTACATAGACTGAACTAAAGCCTTGAGTCAATACATTGTATTGAACACCATTTACTGTTTGTTGAACGTTGTAATACATTCCATTACCACTGCCCAATGTATTATCAGAATTAACTTCTACTACATTCAAATAAAATGTATACCCATTAGGAACAGAATAAATGCTCGCTTGATTTTTACCAACTTTAGGGTTTATTTGAGCAACAATATTTGTACTTTGTTTAAAGGTAATTGTTCCTACATTAGTAACTTGGCTTGTACCAGCAGATACTAAAGTTACACCATTAACTCTGTAGTAACTATTAACCGATGTAACATTACTTGTACCGTTCAAAAACAAAGTTTCTGAAAGAGGGTTATAACTTGCATCTAATCCAGTAATTAAAACAGAAGCTGACGTATTGTCTGATGCAGATGAACTAACAACAGTCAAAGTTGCCGCTGATGATGGAAAAGTATATGCAGTGGCATTTTCCCACATTGGAATTGGTGCAGTTGTAGGGGCTGTTGACGATGTAATACCACCGTTATAACCAAATAAACTAACAACACTGTGTCCATAAATTTGACCTCGAGCTACTTGCAAATCAAATGGCTCATACGCACCTGCGCGAGTTACTGAAGCAACGATTCCATTACTCATAATGATTCCTTAAAGAGTGGGAGCCGAAGCCCCCACCTTATTTAACGTCTAACACTACCACCGCGCTTTTTGGGCGGTGCAACCGTGACCGATTTCTCAGTTTTGGTAACGCTACCTGCGGGCGTTGTTGATGGACCCATCACAAAATCTTTAACATTGTTAAACATTGTGCGGAAGGGGTGCTCGTTTTCATACCTTGTGGTATTCAACTCAGCCTCTCTTCTAGCGTTTTCACGATCAATGATCGCGTCACCGCTTGGACCACCAACATCAAGCTTTTTTACCCTACCACCTTTTTTGAAGGTGCCAGACAGCTCATTGATGTGAACTGCTCTGGATGCAGGCTTACGACCTTGTGGCATGGCCACGGCAGAACCCATGTGATTAACAGAGCCCCCCGTGGCGAAGTGCTTTTTTGCGGCGTGGCCTCCACGTTTGTATCCGCCCGCATTAGCTTCCTTCACCTCACCAGTCTTGGTGTTGGTCTTGCCTTTGGGTGTTGTGTCAGCAGGACGGTTTTCCCAGTTCCCACCTTCTACAGTGTCACGAACGTCATATGCGTCAATTGAACCACCTTTTTTGTAGTGGTGCGTTTTACCGCCATGCTTCATGTGTGCTTTGCCGCCGTGTTTGAATCCGCCAGCATTAGACATACTCACGCCACGAGTACCACTTGCAGTGTCCCGACGTGCTGAATGCATATCGGTATTCTCAAAGTAATGTTCGTTGTCCTCGATTGTTCCTCCCATTACTGACTTGCCTGAAGTGTTACCTTCATTGGTATCAGCGGGAATCTTGGAGCCAACAGAACCGCCAGTTGCGTAAGCGCCACCTTTGCACATCTTAGCCAAGTGCTTGTGGTGCTCGTGCATTTTATGATGATGAGCTGAACCACCTTCTTTGTGCTTCGCGGCATGGTGTTTAGCCATGTGCTTGTGATGTGCCTCAGTACCCTCTGGATGGCCAGAGATGTGGTGAACCTTACCACCATGTTTGTGGTGATGGATCTTACCGCCATGCTTGTAGCCGCCTGCATTACCTTCTTTGACAGCACCAGTACCGTGAACGGTGTCACGCTTGGCTGTGTCCATCTTGGTCTTGAGGTAAGGCTTCTCATCACGCTCGATGGTAGTCTTGGTCTCAAATTTGTCCATGGCTTCGCCAGTAGCGCCGCCTTTAGCAAATTTGTGATGAGCTTTACCACCGTGTTTGAGGTGCAACTTGGTACCTTTACCGCCTTTGTGCTCTTGGGCATCATGCTCTTTGAAAGCCTTTTTGATCATGGCTTTGTCTTGAGCGATGTCTCCGCCTTCAGCGTGGTGCTTGGCTTTACCGCCTTTTTTCATCAAAGGAGTAGCCATGGCTTTGCGACGCATTGCCAAGGAAGGCTTCATTGGAGCGGCACCGGCCATAGGAGGAGCCATTCCAACGCGAGGAGCGGCCAAAGCACGCATCACGCCGCCATCCATCATGTGATGCATAGACTTGTGACCGTGTTCTTCTTTGTGATATTCCTTCTTGGCAACATGACCGCCTTTTTTGAGCTTCAGAATAACTGAGGGCTCGTCTGTCATCATTTTCGGCATTTGGCTGAAGCCGCCTGCACCCTTCATTGATTTAGCCATGGTTTATTTCTCCTTTAGGCTTGGGTAACACCTAATGCACCCAAACGAGTGGCATTGGGACCTGCGGCAATTGCTGGCACTGCGATGGAGATAACCAAACGGTTTTGACCATTTACAGTGTATGTTCCAGTGTTGGGGGCGTATGTGCCACGAACGTCACCTGTGCTTGATGTAGCAGGGTTAGTCATGTCAGCGGCAACAAATGTTCCTGTATCAGGAGCAATTTGACCAGCCCAGCCTGGATCGATGATGTAGCCGCCATCAATAATTCTTACGGGTGAACCAAAGATGTTAGTTGTACCAACAGCAATTGTTCCACCGCAGTTACCTGCAACAGCGACAGAAGAGATTTGCCAGAAGGCTTTCTTACCGTTCACAGTTGTGGATTGTGTGGTTCCAGTTGAAATCACTTGAGTCATTGCTTGACCGTAGTAATCGTAACCAGAGATTGTCACGTTTGTAGCGGTAATCGTACCTGTACCAATTGTGATGCTCACTGCGCGTGGGCAATCCAATTGAATAACGGTAGTACCGTCAGAACGAACAACAGAAGTTGTGTTTGTACCTGCGGCCAATGTTGCATTACCTGCTGTGCTATAAGAAGCGGCGGCAGAAATGTTATTGGTAGCAGAAGCTTCGGGAACAACGTCCCAAATGTAAACGCGACCAAGAGGCCCAACTCCCAAAGGCATGGGGGAGGGATCGCCCAAAGATATGTTACCAGATGCGTACATTGTTTCGGCTGATCCAACAGTGGATGATTGGCTCAATGTGTATGTGCCAGTTCCACCAGTACCAGATACGAAAGCAGTAATGTAGCTGTTAGCTGTAACACTTGAACCTTGAACGTACATACCAATTGCCAATTGATCTCCAGATTGGAGAGCAGTGACAGTCAGAGTAGTTGAAGAAATTGTTCCTGTGAAAACAACCGCGTTTGCGTTTTTAGTCAACCCCATGTATGTGGGGGCAGAACCTAAGAATAGGTCGTCTGAAAATTGAGGCATTTTGATCTTCTCCTTGAAAAGCTTGATCAGATTTAAAAAAGGGGAGAGGTTTTAGCCCCTCCCCGTTAGGCTTATACGCCTGCTGTGCCGAACATCGCGCGTGGGTCGGTATATCCAGGGATATAACGCTCAGTTGCTTTGTAACGCATAGAGTCAGTCTCGAAATCACCTTCCATGGTCTTCTCCAAACGACGACGCATCAAAAGCTTCATGCCTTCGGGCGCATCAGTTTGAACGAACCATGCTGTAGCAGATGTCAAACGAGAGATAACTGCGGCACCTTCGTCCAACAAACCGATTGACTTAACAGGGTTCAAGTCATTGTTTGCTGTACCAGTACGCAATACTGATTTCAACAATACTTCAGCTTGGAAGATGTTGCCTGGAGCGACCACCAACTGGCGGGGCACCAAACGGATCTTCTTACCATTGTTGTCAACAGCTTGGCGAATTTGAATCAACATCTGTTCGAGAGATGTTTGAGACAAGTTAGCAGAAGTTGCCAATTGGTTGCTGAATGTACCGTTCACGATTGGGTGAGCTGTGTTGATCAACGATACGCCGTCACCACCGACATAAGAACTATTGAAGGCTCTGTTCA